GTTCGACTCAGTGCGGGTGGTCCGCGCGGAGTTCGACGTCGTGCGCATAGGCGCCACCGACTACCTGGCGGCGCTGTTCGACCTAGACATCGTAGGAGATGGCTGATAATGGCAAAGGTTCACGGGAAGGTCACGTTCATTTCCCTCGATGGTGACGACCTGTCGCAGTACTGCGACAATTCGGAGCTGAAATTCGAGGCCGACGAACACGACGTCACCACGTACGGCAACGATGGGCACGTATTCCTGGGCGGGCTCACGTCCGGCACCGTCACCATCTCCGGCAAGTACGACTCCACGGCCAGCACCGGCCCGCGGGCCGTCATCCAGCCGCTACGCGGCACCGTCGTGCCGCTGATCCACCAGCCGGAGGGCACCGGCGCGAGCCTCCCGCAGGACGAAGTGGACGTGCTGGTGAAGAGCTACGTTCAAACACACCCGGTCGCGGACTACGTCATGTGGTCCGTGGAGCTGACCATGAGCGGTGACGTCGACTCGACGGCGCAGAGCGCATGAGCGTCGACCTCGAGAAGCTACTCGCGCCACGGGCCGACACCCCGACCGGGCTGCCGGAGGATGACGTGGAAGTGCCCAGCATGGGCACTGTGCGGGTCCGCGGCCTGTCCCGCGAAGAGGTCTTCGAGACGCAGAAGGCGAAGGACACGCAAGCCCACGAACGGAAGATCCTGCGCCTGGGGATGATCGACCCGGCGATGACCGAAGGCCAGGCCGCGGTGTGGCAGAAGGTGTCCCCGGCCGGGGAGATTGAGCCCGTGGTGGATAAAATCCGCGCGCTGTCCGGCCTGTCCGAGGGCGCCGACAAAAGCGGCCTACCTGGCCATGGAAACGAACCCGGACCTGGAATTCGAGATGTTCCTGGCGACGAAACTGGGAATGACAGTGGCCCGGATGCGGCGGGAGCTGGCGGCTGACGAGTACATGCGGTGGGGCGTGTACTTTGCACGGAAGGCGCAGCGGGAAGAGCTGGCGCGGCTACAGCGGGGAGGCGGGAAGACATGACGCAGGTCGAGCAACTTGTCGCAATCGCCGCCCAACTTACAGTGCTCGGGGCGGCGGCGGGCGGCGCCCTACTGTGGTTCAAACGGTGGGTGCGTAGGCAAGTCTCGGAACCATTGGGCCGGGTGGAGCTGGAAGTGAAACCCGACCACGGGCTGAGCATGAAGGACGCCGTGGACCGCACAGAACAGGCCGTGCGGCAGCTCGCCCGCCGGTTTGACGACCACCTGACCCTGGGCCACGCAGCCGCCGCTGCGCCGCCTGTGGTGGTCGTGGAGAGGCCGGCCCGCGATGCCTGACCCCATCAAGGTCGAAGGCCTGCGGGAGTTCTCGCAAAGCCTGAAACGGTTGGACTCCGACATGCCGAAGGTGCTTCGGCTCGGGCTGAACAGTGTGGCCGACGTCGTCGTGAACGAAGCCCGCCCACGGGTGGCGTCACGGTCGGGGAAGGCCCGCAGGTCGGTGAAGGCGAAGAGCACCCGCACCGCTGTCCGCGTCGCGGGCGGCGGCGCGCGGGTGCCCTATTACCCGTGGCTGGACTGGGGCGGCAAGGTCGGCCGCGGCGGGTCCGTGGTGCGGCCCTACCTGAAACAGGGCCGGTACATCTACCGCGCATACTTCGGCAACCGCGACCGCTTCGGACAGCTACTCGAGGACGTCCTGGTTGACGTGGCGCGGCAGGCCGGCCTGGAGGTCCAACGGTGAGCAAACCACAGGTAACACTGACGTTCGCCGGGGACGAAAAGGACCTCACGAAATCGTTTGACAAGGTGGGCGCCGCGGCGAAGGGCATGGACGACGACGTGGGCCGGGCCTCCCGCGGCATCCGCGACAGCGCGGGTGGCCTGGACAAGTTCGGGGAGGCCTCCGACACGGCGGACACTCGGGCTATGGGCTTCCGTGACACCCTCACTGGCGTCGAGGACACAGGCCGTGGCGTGTCGATGATGATGAAAGGCGACATGTTCGACGGCGCCCTCATGCTGGGTATGGGCATCGGTGACCTGGGCTCCGGGCTTTTCAACTTTGTGGTCCCCGCGTTCAAGGCGTTTTCCACGTCGATGCTGACCAGTGCCGTTGCAACGGTCCGGTCGACCGCCACGACCGTCGCCCACGGCGCCGCCACGAAGGCGACCGCTGTGGCCACGGGAGGGCTCACCATCGCGCAACGGGGCCTGAACCTGGCCATGCGGGCGAACCCGATCGGGCTGGTCATCACCGCCCTGGTCGCTATCGGCTCGGCGCTGGTGCTGGCCTATAACAAGTCGGAGACGTTCCGAAAGATTGTTCAAGGCGCCTTCCGCGGCGTCCTGGCCGTGGGCAAGGCGCTATGGACGGGGCTGCAGGCCGGCGCCCGGGTGTATGTGGCCTACATCAAGGGGCTGGCGACGGCTATCTCGGCACCGTTCCGGCTCGCCTTCCGCGGCGTCAAGGCCGCGTGGAATGCCACCATCGGCGGCAGGGGATTCAGCATCCCGGACTGGGTCCCGATCATCGGCGGGCGTTCGTACCGGATCCCGCGGATGCACAGCGGCGGCGTCGTCCCAGGCGCGCCCGGGCAGGAGGCCATGGCCATTCTGCAGGCCGGGGAGCGCGTCGAACCCGCGAGCAGGGCGGGCGGGCGAACAGTGCTCGAGTTGCGTGGCGACGGCGAGCTGGCCCGGCTGCTGGTGGAGCTGCTACGTAAGGCCATTCGCACGCAGGGCGGGGACGTCCAGGTTGTGCTGGGCGGCGCGTGATGGCGGCACTCGACGTCCATGTTGACCTGTGGATAGACGCGGCGTGGGTGGACATCACCGGCGACGTCTACACGCGGGCACCTATCACGATCACCCGCGGGCGCACCGCGGAAGGCGGGCAGGTCGAACCGTCGAGCTGCACAGTGACCGTGAACAATCGGGACGGCACCTACTCCCCACGGAACCCGTCGTCTCCGTACTTCGGGAAGATCGGCAGGAACACCCCCGCCCGGGTGCGCGTCACCGCGGACGTTCGTCTCGTCGGGGAGGTCTCAGGGTGGCCGACTAAGTGGGACAAGCCCGGCAAGGACGTGTACGTGGAGCTGGAGGTCGCGGGCATCATGCGCCGGCTTGGGCAGGGGAACGCGGCGGCGCCATCCACGCCGCGGACGTTCATCCTGGCGAACGATCCCGCGGCGTACTGGCCGCTGGAGGACGGGCCGCTGTCAGTGTCGGCGGCCTCCGCAGTGTCAGGTGGGCCGGTGCTGATTACCGGGAAGCCGGCGCCGGACCAGCCGTCGCCGCAAGTGTGGGGCCAGGGCCAGCTCGCGCCGTGGCTGCGGCCGGTCGCCAAAATCGAGCACGACACGCTGGGGACCGTCATGACCGCGGACGTGGCCATGTCCGGATTCGTAGACACGTGGACCATTGAGTGCATCCGGTCCGGAGGGTACGGGGAGGGCGCCGGGGATGGGACGCTGTTCTCCGCAGTCTACGGCGCGGCGACCGTCGAAACGTTCGTCATCGTCGGGTTTGACGCGCAAGCCGGGGACGTCACCCTGTCCCTGGGTTTCTCAACCGTGGCCACCGACGACGCGCCGGCAGGGTTTTGGGATGACAACCCGCACCATGTGCGGCTGACCGCCACACAGGACGGCGCGGACATCGACTACCAGGTGTGGATCGACGGGGTCTCCGTCCTGACCCACACTGAGACCAGTGAGACGCTGGCGCCGCTGCTGCGGGTGGCCACCACAGTGTCAACCACAGTAACGACGGCACTGGCGACCGGGCACTGGGCCGCGTGGACCGACCCACCCGCCCTGGCCGACAGTGTGGACGCAGCGTTCGGGCACACCGGGGAGACGGCTGGCCGGCGCATTGAAAGAATCTGCACCGAGCAGGGGATCCCGTTTACCGGCGTGGGCGACCTGGACGACACCGCCCCGATGGGCCCGCAGGCGCCGCTGCCGCCGCTGGAGCTGCTACATGAGGCGGCGGCAGCGGATCACGGCATCCTGTACGAAACCCGCGACGAGCTCGGGCTCGAATACCGCACCCGGACCGACCTATACGACCAGACCCCGGCACTGACCGCGGACTACTCCGCGGACGTGTTCTATGGGCTTCCGGAGCCCGTGGACGATGACCGCTCCACACGAAACGACGTCACCACGACACGCCCACAGAGCGGGGAGGCCCGCGCAGTACTCGAGGCCGGTGCCCTGTCCACGGCGGACCCTCCGGATGGGGTGGGCACCTACGCCACGTCGGTGATGCTGAACGTGGCCGGGGATGGGTTCCTGGCCGACCACGCCGGATGGCTACTGGCCCTGGGCACCGTGGACGAGGCCCGCTATCCGCGGCTGGCGTTCCGGCTGAACGCTGCCGCGGGCATCGCCGCAGACATCGCCGCCCTGGACCTGGGCGACCTGGTGCGGATCACCGACCTGCCCTCGTGGCTTCCACCCGACGACGTCGACGCGCTCGTGCAGG